CAATCTGAATCCGGCCAGACTTTGTTTTCTTGCGAACGACAACGTTATGCGAGCGAACCACTTGATCCATTACCGTGCCATCCGGCAACTGCATCTGCGTGACTTGCTCGTCCGTTTCCTGACTGACCATTTCACGAGTGCCGTCTGACATCAGCAGGACGAGTTCAGTGTCCGTCAGATCGCGGTACGTTTCCTCGTCTACGTCGATCTTTTCTTCCCAGACCGCTTTGACCGTTCCGGTCTTGGCAAGCAGCGCATCCTTGAACCAGTCGTGCAGGATCGAGAAACCAGCGTTGTCTTTGTAAAACACCCAGTTCGCGTAATCCGTCGCCTGTTTCGCGCCTTCCTCATCCTGCGGCCCGACAGGCTCAAACCTGCCTAAATCATCGCTGGCAGTGAATACGCGAATCAGTTGCGGCAAAGCACCGTCAATGACTTCAGCAACCTCACCAGTAACGATCTGCGAGCGGCCTTCTTGCTCGTTGCCGTAAGGGTTGCGAAGGTAGGCATTCAGCGCTTCAGCGCGTTGTGCCGTGGTTTCGCTGTCAAGCATTCCAATGGAGTCATCTATCTCCGCTTGGATGATTCCTTGCAGGCGTCCGCTATCCATGAGCCACCTCGCGCTTAAAGAATTTGCGCTTATCCTCTGACTTTGTTTCCAGGTCTGCGAGTTTCTTTTCCAACTCAGCGACTTTCCGCTGGAGTTCCTCGAACTCTCGCTTCTGGACGATAAAACCTTGTGGCATTAGCATCAGACCACCCACCTTGTATTAATGTTGATCGGCTTCGACCAAGTAGACGTTTCATTCAGCCCGACAGCAAGATAGCGAAATGCGTCTGACCCGTGGCTAGACCAATCGTGTAAAGGTCTATCGTAAAAGACTTTCTGTTTTTCGTCGAACTGCCGCCGATAGTTTCTCAGACAGTTCAACCCCTCGCTTGTAGCAGGAACGTTAAACCAGCAGCGCGGAAGCATCCGCCTGACAGCCTGGATACCATCATCCACCGACAATCGTGGCGCAATCGTGCAGCTAAGATCGGCCTGCTGTAGCACCTCTAAACGCGACTTGCCAGACCCTAGCTCCCTGACCTGTACGTCATGCGGAACAATGTGCTCGGCCTTGTGCCAGCCTCTATTTCTCAGTTCTCGGACGTACCAGTCCAACCCAACTCCGTGATTCTCGATGTAGTCCAACAGTCTTACTTCCTGACCGTGAACCTGTGCAATCCAGATCGAAGTCGAGTCACCAATCCCCAGATCCCACGCAGCGATTGTTTTACAGAGGTCATCCCGCTGGACAGCGCAGAACCGACCTTCTCCCTCCATCTGGTTAAGAATTTGACCATAGTAAGCACCCTCCACCGCAGCATGAAAACTGCACTCAAACTCTTGGTCGTACTTGTCCCGCCCCATCTCTCGGAGCGCGTCATCCAGTTCTGACTGAACGATGATCTTCGTCTGACTGGCGCGGAACTCCAGCAACTTCCACCCAGGTTCGTCTTGCGCCCTATTCCGCAGGTCGTAGAAGTGATTCTGGCCTTTCGGAGTGCCGATGAACATTGCCCAGCCTTGTCTGTCGGCTAGAGCAGGACGAATCACTTCATTCCAAATTTTGGGATTCTGATCCCCCACCTCGTCGAGTACCACTCCGTCAAAGTAACTTCCGCGCAGGGAATCTGGATTGTCCGACCCGTACAGTCCGATCCTGCGATCCCAGAAGTCAACACGAAGTTCTGAAATGTTTGGTGTGGCTCCCAGCGGACGGGTGTAGTGAAGCAAGTAGTCCCATGCGATTCGTTTGGACTGAGCATACGTCGGGGCAATGTAGGCAAACCGTGGTCGTTCCTTCTGACACAGAACGGCTGACTTGATTAGCTGGTTGATGGCAGAAACAGTCTTCCCTAATCTTCGATGAGCCACCACCACTGTGAAGCGGTGATCCTCCATTGCCTGATGAATCTCCTGCTGAGACTCCCTCGGACTGTAGGGGATGATTATTTCTCTGCTGCCCAAGTCACCACCATCTGCATTGGCTGATTCTGGTCGCCTGCTACTTCTGTGCGGGCTAACTTGGGAATGTGGTACTCAATAGCTTTCAGATACAAGTCAGCAGCTTTGGCTGGGTCAGGCTTTACCTTGTCCCCGTCGCCCATAGCAACGGTTTGGAGCCACGCAGCGAAGTTCTCTGCATTCTCCTCCGCTACCTTGCGGATGGCCTCTCTTACGTCCCTTGTGGCCTTGTTAGGGATACCCGGCGGTCTTCCCTTGCCGTCATTAGGCTTCTGCCTAGTCTTTCCTAATTTTGGTTCCACTTACCGACTCCAATAGGGTGATCGGTCAACTTTAACTTGACCTCTGACGGATTAACTCGTCTACGTCAGCGTCGCCTTTCTGCTCGGCAGTTGGAGCGAATAACGCTCGGCTTCTACTGTCTGTCGTTGTCGGCTCGCACAGGTAATAGGCTGCAAAACTGTTGCGGGTGACATCTGCCGGACAGGTCAGCGGAGCAGGTAATCCGTGCCAACTGCCTCTAGTGTCGAAGATTATCGCACGATTGAACTTAGGTTCAACTGTCTTTACCAACGTATCAGGATCGCTGTACAACCCGAGATGCCCACCCCATTCTGGCTTCCATCCTGGCGTCAGGTAGACGATCAGGTTGAGCCTTCTTTGAAAGTGCAGCTTAGGATGCAGGTTGTAATCTAAATGAACGTTTAATTTGCCGCCTCTGCCGTGCTGGTGCAGTCCACCACCGTGCAAACCTAAGTCTGGGATCAGTTCTTCGCCTGTCAGGTTTTCCAGTATCTCTGTGAAATACGGGCTGAGCAGGTTCTGGAAGGCTTTGTAGGTCTCAGGCTTGAAGTGATGCCAGTCGTTGCAGGTCTGCTTAACTTCCAGCGGATTGTCGTAGCGGAACCAGCAGGGATCGTCCTTAGCGGGAAACTCTCTGGCTAGGCTTATCGCGTCTGAGAAGAAATCATCAATTACGCAATGCCAGTAAGGATGCGTGTCAATTACCACTTTACTTTGTTAGACCAGTAAGCAGCCGACATCTTGCCCTTCGCAATATTCTCAGCGTGACGGGCCTTGAATGACTCTCGACGTTTACGGTCAGCAGCAGACTCGCTTTCTCGCTTAGGACTGCCAGACACACCCTGCTGGCCGAACCGAATCAGTTTTACCTCGTCGCCAGACTTTGCCAGCACAGCATGACTCTTGGTCGGATGACCAGGAGTGCGCTTAGGCTTGTTGTAGCCAGCGAACGATTCTGATCCGCGTTTAATCATCGTCCATCATCCCAGCAATCTTGATGACGATTCCACCCTTACCCTTAGCCTGCTGGCCTAGCCATTTCTTGCAGACCATATCCTCTGAGCAGACGAAATCCAGTTGAGCACAGTAGCCCATGTCCTCGGCTTCGTCTTCCATGCCCTTAGCGATACCGTTTTCAAGACAACCCTGAATCTCATCCGTCTGGACGAACGCAGCACAGTTCTCGCACTTGTACTCTGCGTCCTCTCCGGCTTCCATGTAGTCAGCCTTTTCGACTGCCTTCTGCTTGTTGGCGTCGTTTAGATCAGCATCGCCAGTGACAATGGGACATTTCATTTTTTGCTCGGCAGCTTGGAGTACGGGGTCTTTTGCTTGCTCATGAACTCTTTGGCTGTCGCCATCGGGATGCCAACTTTGTTGGCAAACCCTTTCGAGTGAGCGGCGGCCTGCATGAGTCTGGCTTGTGCTTTAGACACGGCTGGCATGTTAGTCCTCGACGATGTGGGAGAGGTGGCCGATACGTCCGCGAACCCCTATTCTACCCGTTTCATGCAGAATGTCACGAGGCAGAAACTTGTAGAAACCATGCTCCAAGTCAAACACTTTGCCAGCATCCCACTGACTGTGGAAGAACTTTTCTGATTCCTCTAGCGTGCTAATCATCTGCGGAATGACTGTCTGGCAGAACGAATATAGCCGAGTCATCAGCATTCCGTCCGTCCCAACCTGCTCCAGCGTGTAGCCAGTCTGCCTGGCTGTCGCAAACGTCGCCTTGTTGGCCGGATGCGCCTGCAAGTCGAAACCGTCAGTCAACACATATCGACCGGAAACTTTGAATATGTGACTGTAGAGCGTCGGAATCCATTTAAGCGCGTCTATCGTTACACGATGCTCGATAGCATTTTTGACGTAAGCGACATCACGTTGCTTGTCGTGGATGTCTTTTATCCACTGCTGACCCCAGAACGGGAATATCTTTACTCGCGGAAAGTAAATCTTCTGCGGTTCGTAACTTGATTCCAGCAACCAGATGCTCGCCATCGGCACTTTGTTGTGAATCGACTCCAGCGTTTCTGCCGTTTCCTGAAGTCTAACGGGGTCACCGTTAATGGCTGACGTTACGAGAAACAGGATCACCACTTCCCCCTGGTACTCTTAAATTCCTGACTGCCGAATACCAGCCCACCGTCATACGGCAAGCCAGCAAAGTGCGTCGGACAGAAAAACTGACTCGGGAACACAACAAGGTCACGATACCGGTGCTCGTGAAACGTCATCGTCAACCTCGTCGGCCCACAGAACTCCCACGCCATCAGTTCCCCAGGCTCATCCTTCGACAGGTCATCCACGATCTGCCCGATGAACGGGCTCTCCGGCTCTGCACCAACCGCAGCGTTCGACAGTAATCCTGGTCGCAGCAACTCCGATTCCGACGTAGCCCAGCATCTAGGCTCTAGCATCCAGTCAGGAATAGCCCTAGAAGGCTCCAGATCGGCGTCTAACGCGATTCCACCGTGTCGGTATAGGATCTCCCACCTCATACAGTCTGCAACGCCGCATAGCTCGCGTTTCCAGTAGTGCTGCATATGCTTGGCAAGCACCCAACCTGAGGAGAGGTCTTTGTTGCCCCACAGCATGACTTGAAAGTCAGGGTTGAGCGTAGCCCAGCGCTTGATGGTTTCGGCGGGAGTTTTGGATTCGTCGCCCACCCAGACGAAGTGAAGGATGCGCGGGATCACAAAAAAATCCCCCTACACCGGGGGAGAATCAGGGCGGAGACGCTCACAGTTTATCGGTTTCCTGTTGGATTGCAATCTGTTTCGCGCACAGGCGAGCGTCAGCGGCTATTTGTAGTGCCAATTCTATGGCTGAATCTGCCTCTTTTTTTAGGAGCAATGAGTGCATCTTCGTCAGATTCATCTTCATCGTCAGGTACGTCGTAATCCAGTCCTGCATATTTGCTACTCCAGAGTTTGTAGTTTTGCCGCATAGCTCTGCGATCATTCTCGTCGAACCCGGCTACTTTGCCGCCAGCCATATTGTTCATCAACATCAACACTCGCTTACGGAAAGCGTCGGGAGCGCAGTCTAACGCTTCTAGGTAACCGTCTGAATCGTCAGTGAACAGGAATCGCGCTGCTGATCGGGCTTCTGGCGTCATCCGTGCTCCTTTTTTGATCGGGATCGGACGGTGCGTCAGATCGCGGATGGCAAGGGTGACAACATGAGT